TATATTAGCTCACCTTCATAAAGCTATACTAGAATTAGAAGAAAGAGTAAAGGAATTAGAAGGAAAAGAATAACATGATATGGCCGTTCGTACTGATGGAGCTTTCAACATGTTTTCAGCTAGTGCTGAAGACACTCATTCTATAGAGTTTAATCTATCGAAATCGTTAGCTACCATTATGAACTCAGTTACAGGTAGTTCATTTAACGAATTTATATCTGCTTCTTTATATCCCCACTACGACCCCTCATATGCCGGCAACGTTCAAGACCCTGTTATTAGTTATGTATCAGCTTCATTACAGTGGAGAAACTATCCACTAACTCCTACTCAAACACTAACACCTACTCCTACAAAAACCCCTACATCTACTCCTACCGGAACTCCTGCAGTAACTCCTACGAATACTGCAACAATAACACCAACACCTACCCCTACTGTGTCTCCACCAGTTACACCTACTAACACAGCTACATCTACTCCTACTAGAACTGCTGATGTAACCCCTACTCAAACTCCTACTAATACGCCGACTATATCTGATACTCCTACGAATACCCCTACGAATACCCCTACCCAGTCTCCAACCGTCACACCGACAATATCAGATACAGCAACCCCTACACCTACTCCTACCGTATCAGGAGGACAAGAAAGATGGGAGGTAAATTTATGTAGTGCAGGTAGTCCAGGAGGAACTATACACTATTTATCTAAGACACAGTATTGTGATGGAAGTAGTTTAGCTATAATACCAGATGGTAGTTTTAGTAATGGTGATTACGTACAGTTTAGATTAAATATTGCTGGTTGCGGAGGTGCCACATATTGCGGGCAGATATCAACAGTTGCTAATGGAAGCATAACAGGATTAATAAGCACATTAACTAAACCGTCAGATTGTACTGCTGCAATGTGTACCCAATAAAAAAATATGAGTTTTACAGTACCTACAGGAAGTAATTTTAATATGTTTACAGCTAGTTTAGCTGATACTCATTCTGTACAGTATAATGTATCAAGATCTCTTGAAGGAATAATATCAGCATTTTCTGCTTCCTCTTTTAATGATTTTATATCGGCTTCTAAAACTGATGATTTTGGTGATGGAACTTTATCTGGGTCTTTATCTGCATCTTTAGTAATATCTTCTTCATTTCAATTTAAAGGCTTTCCTGTAACCGCTACCCCTACAATGACAGCAACAGTAACACCGTCTGTGACTGCTGGTGCTTCTGCTACACCAACCCCTACTATATCAAACACACCTACACCTACTAGTACCGTAACCCCTACCGTGACAGCTCCTGCTACTGCTACTCCTACGAATACTCCGACTAATACTGTAACTCCAACAACTACTGCAACAGTAACCCCTACTATATCTTTAACTGCAACAGTAACCCCTACGAACACCCCTACAAATACTGTTACTCCTACTCCTACAGATCCACTAGATAGTACTAATGTAAGAATATCTGTAAGTGCTTCTTCTGCTTGTAACTCAGGAGAAGGAACATCAGCTGTAATAACTATATTTGATCAACCTAGTTTACAGAACGGAGATGTACTTTATTCTTCTTCTAATGCTTCTTCAGTAATAACATTTAGCCATTTACAAACTAAACTATCTACCGGAGCCAATACTATATTTATGGCTTCAGCCAGCGTTGTGTACACACTAAACGTTACTGGATCTCCTGTAACTAACTCTACTTATGTTTTATCTACAGGAACTTGCCCTACCCCGACTCCTACCCCAACCATAACTCCTACCAAGACACCAACTAATACTCCTACGAGCACAGTAACCCCTACCAAAACTTCTACTGCAACTCCATCAGCAACTGCTACTAATACTGCTACCCCGACAGTCACTCCATCTCCTTCTAATCCTTTAGATGCTTCTAACTATAGATTAGCAACTAGTGCCTCAGCAGCTTGTCATACCGGAGAAGGTCCTTCAGTTGTTATAGCTATATATGATGCCGATCAACCATTAGAAACTGGTGAACTATTGTATGAGAATTCTGGAGGTACAGATAAATGGACATTTGCAGAATTACAAGCTCTTGTTACATCATCAGCAAATACTTTATTTGTACAATCAGGAAGTATAGTCTATACAGTAAAGCATAATGAAGCAGAATCAGCAGCATTTGTATCAGGATCAGGTGCATGCCCTACCCCTACACCAACTCCAACAGCTAGCCCTACAGCAACAGCTACTCCAACACCAACTGTTACCGCTACAGTAACTCCAACAAACACTCCTACTAACACTGTAACATCAACAGTCACACCAACCAACACCCCTACCAATACTGTTACCGCAACAGTAACTCCTACTATATCTTTAACAACGACAATTACCCCTACCGGTACCCCAACCAATACGCCTACCAACACCGTAACTCCTTCTGAGACTCCCACTAACACTGTAACACCGACTGTTACACCTACAATATCTGATACTCCTACTGCAACACCAACCGTTACACCAACTGAAACAGCTACATCAACTGTAACTCCAACCAATACCCCTACTAATACAGTTACACCTTCTGAGACTCCAACCCTTACTCCAACCAAATCTGATACAGCAACTCCTACTCCTACAACAACTGCTACAGTAACTCCTACTATATCTGATACACCGACTAATACTCCTACAGCAACTATTACGCCAACAATATCTGATACGCCAACTGAAACACCAACTAACACCCCTACAAGTACAGTAACACCAACTGAGACACCTACTAATACAGCAACTAGTACTGTCACACCAACCGAGACTCCAACTAATACCGCAACCCCTACCGTTACGCCAACTGAGACTCCAACAAATACTGTAACTCCAACAAATACTCCTACAAGTACTGTAACACCAACTTATACTCCAACTAATACTCCAACGATATCGGATACTCCGACAAATACTCCGACTAATACTCCGACTAATTCTGTTACACCTAGTATAACTCCTTCTAATACTCCAACGATATCTGATACACCGACTAATACTCCTACAAGTACCGTAACCCCAACTAGGACTCCAACTAACACGCCAACCAATACTGTTACACCAACTAACACGCCAACTGAGACTCCAACTAATACTCCTACAATATCTGATACTCCTACTGCAACACCAACTGTTACACCAACCAAAACAGCTACATCGACTGTAACACCAACTAATACTGTAACACCAACTAATACTCCTACTAAGACCGTAACACCGACTGTTACTCCATCGGTACATGCAACTACCATGACTCTATTTACATCTAACGCAAGTTGGACTGGATTAAACGCTGGAGATAATAATGTTACACCTGCTTGTGATGCTATTGGATCAGGAAATTATGATTATGCAGTTAATTTAATTAAAGGTGCTAGCAATGGAACCGATAACTATCCTGAAGTAAATGATTTAGTTAAGAAAGGTACTACAACAGCAACAGGAGGAGGTTACTTCGGATACGTAGATACCTCTGGTAGATTCGGAGCTGGACCTCAAAATGCTTATATTACTATAACCGGAACAGGTCATATTGATTCTGTAGCTGCATGTGATGTAACTCCTACACCAACTAATACTGTTACACCAACCGTTACTCCTACTTATACTCCTACATTAACTCCAACTATATCGCATACTCCTACTTACACTCCTACTAATACTGTTACACCTACTAGTACTACAGCTACACCAACTCCAACTCCTACTAAATCCCCAGCTGGAGGAGGAGGCCCAGGTAAAGGAAATCCTTACTGGCAAGTAGAGGATTGTACAACAGGTACTATTACTAACGTTTCTAAAACTCAAGGATGTATTTACGGTAACACAGCAATCTTATCAACTTCATTTAGCGTTGGAAATATAGTACAATATAAATCAGGTGCCTGTTCTTCTGGTGTTACTGGATGCGGTGAAATTATAGGAGATACTTCTTTAACTGTAAGCGGATTTATCACCACAGATTCAGTAATAGCAAATTGTTCAGAATCAGATTGTTTCGAATAAGTTGTTTATTTAAATAATTTTTACTAAATTATAGACTATGGTTACAATCCCTACATGGACCTATCAAGGTCAATTTATTTCACACATTGATGATATGCCCGAAGGCAGTTATGGATTTATTTATAAAGTTACTCATAAACCCTCAGGTAAAAAGTACATAGGTAAAAAAGTTTTATACTTTGAAAGAAATAAAAGATTAGGTAAAAGAGCCTTAGAAGCTTTGAGAGAAGAAAGAGCTAAAAAAGGAATTAAGGGAAGAGTACCCCTCAAGCAAAAGGTAATTAAGGAATCAGATTGGAAAGACTATTATGGTTCCCATTTAGAAATTAAAAGGCTATTAGATAAAGATGGACCTATGGCTTTTCAAAGACACATACTATCATTTGTTAAAAGTAAGAAAGAACTAACTTATTATGAGTGTAAAGAGCTATTTATTAATGAAGTACTAGAAAGAGATACAGAGTATATTAATGATAATATATTAGGTAAATTCTATAGAAAAGATTTTTTAAATGAAACTAAGTAAGATAATTTTACACGAAGACGGCCATGGAGATGGTTACGAAGAAGGTAACATAAAGCTTATGGGTGATATGATTTTACCTATAGATAAAGAAATGGTTCTTCAAGCTGAAGAAGATAAATACAATAGAGGGCTTTTAGTTACTAATAATAAAGATAAGAGTTACGATATAGCGTACTGGGCTGATAAATTTGAACCATACCCTATCGAAGTAGAAATAGACGGCAAGTCAGTAGCAAAAGAAGCTAAGGTAATAAAACTATTATTTCACCCAGAAATGGATGAAAATATTAAAGAAGGAATGTCTAACGATGACGACGACTTTAATAAAGAATTAGAAGATATTATCAAATCAGGAATTAGATTACACCCAGAAAGATTAAAAGATGTTATATACTATGTACATAACAACTGGATGGCAGGTAACTATGGAGATGATTATGCTATGAGAAGAATAAGTAAATTTTTAAACGGATGATAAAATTAAAAGAAATAGTAGGGTACCCGTCATTGAGCTATCATATTAAAAATGGTCTCTCTTTACATGAGCATGTCTACCGTTATTCAAGCGAAGGGTTTATTAACCTATTCAAAGAAGCAAGAGAAGCT